TGAGGTTTACGATCTTGCTTTAAATGGTTTTGAAACTGCGTTTAATACGCGGTTCAGACTTTTGCCGAAATCTTTTATTCACGTTACCTGCAAGGTAATTGCTGGACTTTACATTGTACTTTACAAAATGGCTGCATGGATTTTTCTGCAGATTTTCCCTTCTACTGCGAGTTTTGGAACTTTTAAGATTTTAGGAAAAGAGATTAATCCGCTTATTGAACATGGAAATCAGATTGGATGCGGTAAGCCCTACGAGGCTACAACTTTTGCCGGAAAGATTACTGTTAAGGTTTTAGCTGACGGTGTTCTCAATTCGGGAACTCAGTTAAAGAGTTCCCTTAACGGGAAACTTTATCTGGTAAGTACGACTGTGACTATTTTGCTTTCTGACGGTGATGAGCAGCAGGTTGATATTGAATGTACTGAAAGCGGAACTGCAGGGAATCTTTCTGCAGGTGATGAATTAAAGTTTGTGAATCCGATTGGATTTTTAGGTGATACTGCAACTGTTTACAGTGTTGATACTCAGGCGACTGATGGAGAGAGTGTAGATTCTTATCGCCATAGAGTTGTTACAAGATGGAAAACTCAGCCTCAGGGTGGCGCGCTTTCTGATTATCGTGTTTGGGGAAATGAGGTTCCAGGCGTTTATCAGACTTATGTTTATACAGATGATGATTCAGCTGCAGGTGTAATTCTTTATATCTGTGCTGATAAAGAATCAACCGGCTCGCGTGTAGCTGATAATGCACTTTTAAAGGCTGTTGGTGAATCATGTACTTATGATCCGGATACTGGAGAACAGAATAGAAAGCCGCTTACTGCAGTTCTTGATCCGGATTTTGATGAAAGCTATACAAACATTAAGACAATTACAGAAGAAATTTTTGATGTTTATATGACCGGTTATAACGGTGATATTGACAGTATGAAGGATACTGCGAAGACAAATATTGAGAATTATCTTCTGGAGCGTGAGCCATATATCCGCGGTCTTTCGGTTGATAATAATCGTGTAGATGATATTTCGGTTAATAATCTGATTGGTATTGTGAATGAGATTGCTATTGCTAATACTGCAAGTTTTACAGGTGTTGTTTTGAAGCATTCCAGTGAATCTATTGCAGAATATACTCTGGGCCGTGGTGAGCTTGCGAAACTTGGAACACTGTATATTAACGGGGTTGCTGTATGAGCTGGTTGAAGGTAGTTCAATTTTTATATCCGCGTTCTAAGGCTTTCAGAAATATCTGTGATAATTCGTTTAGAAAATTCTGTGACGGTCTTGGATATGTGCCGCAGGATTTTCAGACTTATCTGGAAAAGATTTATGGAGACAGATTTGCAGATACTACACGGGAAATTGCTGCGTGGGAAAAGCAGTTTGGCGTTGTTTTTGCTGAGCAGTATGACACTTGTATGCGCCGAAAACTTTTGTCTTCATTCTGGCAGATTAATAAAGGTGGTCAGGGTAAGGATTATTTACTGCAGATTCTGCAGCTGATTTCTCCGGATTTTCAGATTGTAGAAAATCTTCCTGTGCGTGATCCGCGAGATTCTAATGCTGTATATGCTGCAGTAAACGAAAATAAGAGAATGGTAAACGGTAATAAATACGCCGTGAATGGTTATAAAATTGGTGATTCTGATTTTATTCCTACTGTTTTGAAAAATGACAGTGAATCTTTCTATGAGCTTCCTTCGGTTCCTGATTACTGGCGAAACTGCTTTTTTATCTGTAAATCGGTTATCCGTAACAGATATAAAGCGATTATGTATGTGGAGAAGCTGCAGGTTGAAGCTAAATGGAAAAACTTTTTGGAATATATTGTTCTGAAAATTAAGCCGGCGCATACGACGGCTATCTTGTTTGTTGAATACATTTAAGTCAGGAGGTTAAAGATGATTAAGATAGATTCAACGTATTCAAATTATTTTGATAACACTGATCCGGCTTATCCAGGCGGTAAAGCTATTGACGCTTCTACAGATGAAGGTATTGATGGAACTCCTTATCGCGCTTTATGGATGAACGATATGATTGGTGCGCGTCAGGCTTTGTTTGTTGCTGCTTTCGGCGATATTAACGGAGTTTCCGGAAATCCTGACAGTGTAGATGATTCTGACGTTTTAAAGGCAGTTCTGCAGCTTATTGAAACTAAGTTACTGGGCTGTTTTATTCGTGTTGAAACTGATGAAGCTGAGCCGCTTATTCCGTGGGCTGATTTACATCGCACTTATAATTCTAATGTAACTTATTTGGTTTATGCGGTTATGGCGGATGATACTGGCGATGTATTACCAATCAGGACCAGAGTGGATGCAGATGGATTACATCTGGTAATCAGAGAAATTAAAGATGGTCAGGTTCAGAACATTTCGCGAGCTGTGAAGTGGGGAACTTTTAAATTCGGTGAAAAAAAATGGGGCGAAGCTGTTCCATTCAAAATTAATATAATTATTAAGGAGGCCTAAGATGGTTGGTGTTCCAAAATCCTTTAATACTAAAAAGGATTATGAAAACGCTGTGGAATATGCTTGCGCAACTAACAGCGGTAAGGGTGAGCTTGCAAGAGCTTTGCATGACTTAAAAGACAATACAACGATGCTGGTATTGAAAAAGTCTAGCGAAAATGTTCCTGCAGAAGAGCAGACAGCTGATGATTATGAGGTTGTCGAAAATCCTGCTTGTAAGAAGATCCGGCTCGGTTTTACTGACGCTGAGATTGATGCTTTGCTTAAAAAAATTGAATAGGAGTTTTGAAATATGGCTTTAAAACTTTGGGCTGACGGAACTGATGATGCTTCCGTTGCTACAATTCCTGAAAACGGAAATTTTAAGTGTGTAGGTTCGGCTTACCTGGTAAAAAAGGATCCATTTGCTTACACTGAGAATAAACTTATTCTCAAAGATGGTTTTGCGGTTGATTTGTATGATGGCGTTGCATGGCGTCAGATTACTAACAGAAGCGCAATAGAATTTGATCCAGCTGAGAATCTTGATACTGGCGACACTTTAGGACATGGTAAGGATTACTATGTTTATATCTGTTTATCAGGTTCTACTGTTTCGATTGTAGTTTCTTTGAATTCTACTTATCCGGACGGATTCGATGCTAACAATTCCAGAAAGATTGGCGGCTTCCATGTTGGTCATATCAGAAAAGTTTCTGATGATGGTTTGTGGGTTCCTATTGATTCTGCAGGAAATAAGTTCGGAACTTCCGGAACTAAATGGCAGGATAACGTAACTACAGGTATTATTCCTAATAGCGTTTGGGATTTGAAAAATCGTCCTAGAGTTATTGTTCCTGGTATGGTTAAAATCAATGAAAATCTGTGGGAAGGTATTTATCTTCCTTCTGTTGATGAAGCCATTACATTCATGGCCGGTACTAACGGGCTTTCGGTTGCTGAGGGTAAGCTCAAGATTGCTTATGGAGAACTTCCTGCTACTGGTACTGAGGGCTTGAATCAGTATAACTTTAATGAACTTGCAGCACGTCAGGGATTGCGCCTGCTTTCTTATGATGAATGGATGCAGGGTGCTTTTGGTTCTCCTCAGGGCGAAGACGGCTCAAATAACTACGGATGGACTAAAACAACTAATACAGCACGATGCCGCACTGGTTGTCAGGTTAATACTTCTACAGGTGAGCTGGACGTTGTAAACGGCGTTAAGCCTTATGCAATTTCAGCTAAGAACGTTGTAGACTGTGCTGGTAACGTTTCTGAATGGACTAAAACATTCTCTCTTGATTTCAGCTCTACTAACTGGGCTTGGCAGAATGTTCTTGGTGCTAATCAGGGTCAGGCTTATCTTCCTAACAGCACTGGTTTGCGTGCGCTCCACTGCGGTGGCGACTGGAATGATGGCGTGAACTGCGGTCCTCGTACGGTGGGTGGCCGCTACTACCCGTGGTTCGTGGACACGGCTCTTGGCTCGCGCCTCGCCTGTGATTCGCTGTAAGCGAATCACCTGGTTTCTGAATTTCTGATTCTCTGGTTTGACTAGGCATGAACGAAACAACTGAGGAGAAGAATAAAACTGAGTTCCGGACAGGTAATGTTCAGAACTTGGTTTTATTTAGGAAGTTTGAGGATTTTATAATTTATTTTGAGCCGTTGGTCGAAAAGTTCCCTCATTATGAGCATTTTGCACTTGAGATAGATATTAAAAACTGTCTTCATAGGACAATGGAGTTGATAATCAGAACTAATCGGAGTTCCAGAAAAATGGAAGGCTGGTATAAGGTCGATACTGAATTTGAGATTCTTAGATTCTATATCCGCTTTGCTCATTCCAAAGGTTCAAAATACCTGTCACATCATAGCTATGAGACAGCGTGCAAGATGATGGCAGAATTAGGTCGTATTCTGGGCGGCTTAATAAACAAAGGTAACTAATGAAAAAGCAATGGTTTGCGTGCGCTCAACTGCGGTAGCAACTGGAATAATGGCGTGAACTGCGGTCCTCGTACGGTGAATGGCAACAACTACCCGTGGAACGTGAACACGAAT